TGTAATAAATAATAATTTTGATGCTTCTTTTATAATCTATAATTTTAATTTATACACATCTGGAACTTATAAAATAGATGTTTCATTGGGTCTAAATCCTACTAAGTTTTTTTTCAATGCATATGACACGTCGTTAAATACAATTAGTATAAGTGGCGATTTTGTTAAACCTAAATTTTTCATAGAACCACTAAGCGCAAGCACCGTGTCTACAAACTATATTGATTTATCATATATTGGCAATTATGATTTGGCTATTACTACAAAAAGTTTAAGCACTAGCGATTATTATTGGAAGACATATGGTGCTAGTTTTTTTGATGTGTCTATACAAAATATTACAAAAACATATACTATAAGAGTAGGAGATACATCATCACCTAGTTTAACATTTTACGATATTAGCGGTAGAGTATTAACTAATCTTAACTATTTTAAATTATTGTTTCCTATAACAAGAACATTTAATTTATTGGAAGATATATGTTTTGCTAGATTGTCAAATTTTATTACTAGAAGTAATGAATATGTAGAAAACAAACCTGTATTATTATATGTCGATAATTCTATATATGATTTATGTAAAAATGATTTAAGTTATAGTTATACTACATCCCCCAATATAACTTTTCGTTCTATTACAAATGACCTTAGTATAAATAATTCTAGTATTAGTGATGCCACTTGTATTATAAATTATAGGCTACGAGATTTGTGCTTTAATTATTCGACAGGTATTTCATTAGAATTAAACTTTGTAAATATACCAGATATTATATTGACTGGACAATCTATAGTAACACTTAATTATGTTAATGATCTAAGTTATAGAGACACGGGGTTAACATTTATTACTCCGGGGTCAATTTACACTCCTACTAATTTTTATAGAAAAACTACTTTACCTACTAATTTAATTGAACTCAGTAATCTTATAATTAATAGTTCAACATACAGTATAACTGGAACTAGCGATATATGTTTTTCAAGGCTTGGAAATTATTATTTTAAATATACTATTGAAAAGACTGGTTCTCCTAACATAGTAAGACTGCAACGTTTGATTAAAATAGTAGATACTTCAAGTCCGACTATTAATTTTCCAACTATAAATTTTATTATTGATGGTTCAACTGGTTTAGATAGTCTATCATCCAATTATACTAGTATAAAAAATATTCGGAATAATAACTATTCAATTGATAATAGTGCTACTAAATATATTGATTTAAGTTTTACTGTAAATACATATTTTAATGATTTAAGCAGTGTATTATACAATTTTGATTTATGTGATAATTATTTTAATACTAGTGATTTGTCATTTACATTAAGTGTATTTAATAATAGCACTAGTTTTGTTTTTTCAGATATTAGTAATTATTGTGACACTAGTGGACGGTTAAATAAAGTAACCTATCCAGTTCGCAATGATATTAGCAATAGCAATTATTTAATTCCAATAACGTTTAAATATACTTTAATAGATGGGTGCAACAATAGTTTTGTATTTAATAGAATAGTAAACATACGTGATGACATCGATCCTTCTATTAATTTTAATTTTACTAATTGTTATAATAACATAAACTATAATTATAGAGATTATAGCTATGTTCAATTTACTAATTCTAATATAGATTTTTCATATGTAGCGTTTAATTATACAAAACCACAAACTGACTATTTTAAATTCGATTTTAATGCGGAAATTAATTCAATAGTACGTGATTATACTATTCGTGATAATTTTGGAACTATTGAAAAAACTCCTAAAAATGTAACTATAACAGTACGTGATTCTAGTTTGCTTCCAAATGATAATAAAATAATAAACATAGATACTCCGACAAATGATAATTCTATTAATGCACTTTTTTCAAAAATAAATACTAGTTTTAAGCTCTACTATGACATAAGTGATAACCAAAATAACCATATACAAGTTATAAGAAATGTTAATATTGTGGATGCTATTGGTGATCCAAGTCGTAATTTTGAATTTAGTTATATAGGTGCTATTAATCCATTAAATATTAGTTTTGGCGTTACAGGCTTAACCATGAAAGAAGGTATAGATGTTTCTGTAAATCATTTTCGTCTTACTAATAGTGATATAAGCTATGATATAAGTTATAGATTTGTTAATTATAGTAATAGTAATACAAGTCTTTATATTAATTCAATAAGCGGAAACAGTCTATATGATCCATCTGCTCTAATATATAATTTGGGTCCATTTAATTCATCAGGATTACAAGCCCGTGAGTTTAGTCATAATATTCTATATTATCCGATTAGATCAAATAGGTCAATCACAGATATTAGTAATTATAAAATTTTAACGGTAATACTAAAAAATGTTGGTCCTATTATATCTTTCGGCGCCAGCAATGAAATAATTCAACAAAGTTACACTCCAATAAGTGATTCTGCTTTTATTTTTGGTGTTACAAGTTTTAGCAAATATGATGAGTTTTATTACTATAATTACAAACAAACTATAAGCTATAGTGGAACAAATTTCAAAGTTATTTTAGACAGCTCTTTGAATGTAAACGACCCATCTAGTGGAACTTATAAAATAATTTATTACTCAAAGGATAGCAATAATGTAGATATTCGCAGCATTCGCACATTAATAGTTAGGGATAGTCAAGCACCAATTATTAGAACTATTTGCGGAGATAATATATATCAAACATCAAATAATGTTTGGACGTTAGACATGGACTCTGTATATATTGAATATGGTGCTTTAGTATATGATAGTGCTACAAAAAAGTCCAGTTATTTTAATAATCAAACTCCTTCAAGCACAACACTAAATATTAGTGGTAGTTTATATAATCCATACAAACTAATTGATGGAATCAAGTATTCTATTAGTTATAGAAAAATAACACCAACTACAATTGAGACAATAAGTTATAATTTAATTAGTACCGCAAATCCAGATATTTGTTATCAAGTAATATACAGTATTTATGATTTATGCGACAATGAAATAAGCAAAAATAGAATTATAAGTATACTTAGAAATTATCGTCCTTTATTGTATCCATATATTGAAATAGATATAACCACACTACAATCTAGTTCAAAATATTATTATTATTTATTAAAAGACTTGAGTAATGTTGACATCTCTCTAACAAGAGTAAATAAATTTATTCCAAGTAACGGCATTCTAGATATTAGTTATGACTTAAGTTTGTCATTTGTTAATAACAACACTAAAATTATTACTTGTGAAGCTATAAAACCCATTGTTTTTAATAAAACAATGAACTCGAATTATATACGATTTAAGTTGCATGCAAAATCATATGATCGTTCTAGAACTATTCCAACTATTAGTACTTATGTTGATTATTCTATAAATAGTCTAAAAGTTTTCAATTCTACAATAGATTATCAAGTAATAACTTTCTATGCTATTGATAATTGTCAAAATATATTAACTCAACAACAAAATAGTGTTACTTTTTATTTAAAAATTATTCATACAAAGCCTTATAAAGTAAAAAAATTAATTAATATAAATTTTACCGATCCAAACAGGCTTGAATATCCTCTATTGTCTAGCTTAGCTATTAGTAGATTAATTTCTGATATTAATTATTTTGATAGTTATGAAAACAGTTATTTAAATTATATAAATTATTATAAAAAAGTACGCGCACTTAATTCTGATACTTCAAACATAGTTTTGATAGACCCCGGAATAAATATTGATGATATTGTAGATGGAAGTGTAAATTATATTAATGGACTATTTGAACCTAGCAATAATACTTATGTTCTTAGTGATATTAGCCTTACATATTTTAAAGCGCCTTCATATATTGATGTATCCAATGTTTTAACACTTTCTGGAGAATACATTCAAAACTATAATATAAAAGATAAAATAGGCAATATTCTTGATGTTTCAAGAATAATTATTGTTAAATCATTAAAACCTGTTATAAGATTAAATTACCAAAAAGACTACAATGGTAATGACTATGTAAGCTATTTGTCTCAAAAATATGAAAAATATATAGAAAAAAATGGTTATGTGAGAGATTTTAGTGACATTGACATTTGTTTTACCAAAGTTAATATTGATTATACTAATTTAAATGAAAATAATGATGGTTCATATACAGTAGTCTATAGCGTAACAAACAGTTCTAATATTCAAGGTACAACAAAAAGAAACGTTGAAGTATATAGTCCTATTGTATTAGAAAAAAACGTTAATATTAACTTTGTAAATTTACTAACCAATACGTCAAATTTTAATAGCAATTCAAAATTTAGTTTAGGCAATGGTATATACAAGTTTGACGTTTCCACAAATTATGCTTTTAAATTAGTAACGCGTGATTTTGATAGTAGTATGACTGTATATGATGTAAGTAATTTAATAAATCTAACAAGCGATACTTCGCATAATGTAAACGGGGAAACATACTATTATGGAAGCAATGTTACTTTAACAATAAGCGGCAATTTTGAGAGATGTTCACTCAAATTTTATCCTAATACTAGTAGTGCAATTGCTAATCCATTTAAAAGTTATTTAAAAAACAATGAGTTTCGCTATTTTTTTATATATGATAATGCAAATTATTTCATAAATTTACAAAGCTATTATAATAATTTGAGAGATGCTACCAATGTTATTGACATTTCTAAGTCATTTATAGTGGATGTGAGTAATTTAAATAATCTTGTTTCGAGTTCGCCCCCCTTTTTCACTATAAATGGTTTAAAACAAGATTTACACTTGACATATGGTGTTTATAGATTTCAACAAACTACATTTAAAAATTTTTATAATGCTATCAAATTTTCTACTACACCCGACGGAACACATAATGGTGGAATAGAATATACTAAAACAGTTTTTACACAAAATTTGCCAGGTGTATCAAGACCGTTGTTATCAAGCTATAATACTTCTAGTATATATACTCAAATTAGCATTAACGCAACTACACCTACAATATTATATTATTATTCTGAAAAGTTTAAAAACATGGGAGGCAAAATTACTCTTAAAAACAATATTGTATTTTTAAAAAATGTGACCATTTTAAATAGTTTTATTCTTACCAATCAGACCAGAATATTATTTAATGATTCGGGTAATTTTTTAAATATAGGTAATGAAGTAATGAAAAATAGAATCGTCTTAAATCAACGTTTTGATGCTTCTGCAAATAGTGCAACTGTAAACACCATTAGCAATATAAATATATGTTGTGTCACACAACAAAATCTACGATATAATATATTGTATGACTTAAATCAACATCCAAACAGATTGGTTTTTCAAAAATATAATGAAATGTCTAATAATAATATTAACATTGGCGCCAGCCCCTATTATTTATTGGATGTATCAAATATTAATTCGAGTTTTAATGATAACTATAATAGTTATATTACATATTTTAATAGCATTTATGAATCCTCTTTTGCTCTTATAAAAAACCCAGGCTTAAGTGATTATGATAGAAGTTTGAAAAACGTATTTTACAACAGCGCTATTTATAATAGCAATTACACTATTAATACAAATAGTAATAATAGCATTACAAGTGCTAATAATGCAACAAGTGCTAATCTACTAAATAATGAAATTTTTAATTATATTAATTTTTTTAAAAGGAACAATGTTATACCATCAAAAGTATTGGTAAAAGATTTTAGTTATAGTATTAGTGAATTTTTATTTGCTAGACCAAGTGCGCTATTAAATTTGGGCTCTTCAAATATTTATAATTATAGTTCTGTAAACACTTCTTATTTGTTAGCACCGCGAATAAAAGCAACAAACATTATTGATAATTATGCTATGTTTGCATTAGATGTAGACTATGCTAATTTACACTTTCAAAATTTTGAAGTTCTATTATATAGTTCACGCTTTACATCTTTTCCAAATTCATTAACTACTATTAGCATGGACAGGCTATTTTTTTATAATGGTTCGCTTGTTATTGCAAATAATATGCTATATTCTAATGATGTAAGTGGATTTTATGATGGGTCAAGCGTTTTTAATAAAATTTATCAAAATGTGAATGAAACTGAAAATGAAACTTTTACCAATAGAGAGACTACTATTCAAAATATGATTTTCTTAAATATAATAGACGCCAGTTCAACTAGCTCTATTTGTGGTTTAACAAAGCAAAATATATATAATAATATGTATTTAGATGAAAGCAATAACTTTATTTTTCACAAATATAATGAGCATACTATTGTAAATTATCAAGTTAACGATTCCAATCTAACATTGGCAAAAACATTGAAAGAAAATTCTAACAATGACTATTATTTATTAGATGTATGTTCTAATGTTTTTTACAATAGTTTTAACAATTCTGGATTAACAGTTGACACATTAGAAAGTTTAGTATATGATACAAACTATAGTATAGCATTATCATATAAAATATATGATGAAGTGGATGTAAGCATTAATTTTAATATGTTGGCTTCTCTCTACATTTTACCAATATATCTTAATAATATTCCAATATATAGAAGAATAAATAATGTTTATAGCACAGAGTACAACTATAATACTGACTCATATATCATAACTAATAATGAAATTATTACTAATATAAGTATTAATGCTATTAGTAGTTCAATCTATGGGAATTATAATTCTAGCTTAAAGACAATACTAAATGGTTTACATAGCAACAGTTACTTGCTTGACTTAAATGACTATTTTGATATTAATCTAGTTGCTAATCGTTTTCAATCGGCATCAAGAGATTTTACTACAAATAATATTAATCCAAATAATTTGATTTATAAACTAGTTGATTTAAGTTATAATAATAACAAATTTTCTTTAATAAATATTGAGACATCTTATAATATTGTTTATGATAAAGTTAATATAACAATATTAAATAGCATGCAAATAAAAGTATTTTGCTTACATTTTAAATTTGTCTACTTGTTTACTATTTTAAATAAACCATACAGTAAAAGATATACTCCAAAAATTATTCCTTATAATATGACTGATAATATACAAATATATTCAGATTTTTATAGAGATTATAATTTTACAAATACTTCTTTTAATAGTACGTTAAACACTTCAGGTATAACTATTTTATATAGAGAGCTAATAAATAGCATAATAGGCTATATAACTATTTACAATGATTTAATTGCGAATTTTGAATTATATATACAAATTGTAATTGTCATAAATCCAATTTATAGTACTTATACATTTAACACAGTTGTATTAGCTCAATTAGTGGAAGACATTAATAAACTTGTAGAAAATGTTGATACTATTATTTTAAGTGAACTAAGCAAGTGGCAAGATAGTTTGTTATTGTCGGATTCAACTATTTTTACTAGTTATAATGATATAAATAATATAGAATATACTTTGTCCAGTTTTTTTATGTTATATAATATAAGTCAAATAAGTATTTACAGGTGGAACCCGACTTTTAATACCAATTATATTATTAGTGTAATTAATTATCCTAATTTTACCAACATGTTTGATATAACTAATTTAAATCCAACCATCTTTTTGACTAATTTTAAATATAACTTGAAATCACTAACTGACTATTTTAATGAAGTAAGTAGTAAAAACAGCAATGGAGGATTACAAGTATCAATTAATAATAATAGTAATATAGATTTGCAATTAGCTAGCGTAACCAATTTTACCCAATTTATTGAAAAAATTACGTCACTTTTAAATCACTTAGCTCCGTTAATATATAACTATAATGCATTTGAAGTAGCTTCAAACAATATTAGGTATATTAATAATGATTTTGAACTCACTGGTTCGAAAATATTAATATATAGTAATTTATCGAATAACATTAATATTAAGCTTAATATACAATATAAGTCTTACTTTTTTAGCTATATTGACATTTCAACTATTGATTTAGATATTATTATACCAGATTTAACTCCTCCAACATTAACATTTAAAAATAATGATTTTAGTTTTAATCAAAATGACTTGATTGATAGCTCTATTAATAGTGTAATAACAAACTTAATACGTGATGTAAGTTATATTGATTTAAATCAAAGTTACGATTTAACTATTAATAATACTTATTATAGTTATTATACAGACGTAACAAACGTCCTTTCATCTAATAATAAACAAAATGCTTTAGTTTCTGTTGACCTGCCGTCAACGAATTTGGACTTTGGAGCAAATATATCATTGTTTATTGATATTTTATATACTGTAAAAGATAATGCAAATAATATTAATACTATTATTCGTAAATTAATTATTAATAAGTCTGACGATGGTCCGAAATTTTATTATTTTAATAATAGAAGTGTTTATGAAAAATTAAGCAGACTAAATCCCACACATAAACTTACAATAGAAGAAAATATAAATATTGAGAAATTTAAAGCCGAACTTACAAATTTTATAGTAATAATTGATCCGCGAGTGGCATTATCCAATAGTTATTTGACTAATACATCTATTAGTATACGTGAATTTGCAGATTTTTATAGTAGGTCAGTACTAGATATTAGTGCTATCAACATTTTTGATTTGTTAAATAGCACTATTAAATACGCTAGTTATGATGTAACTAATAACAAATTTATAAATTCTAGAGGACAAGAATTGGTTAATAGCAGCCAAAATATTTTGAAGGCTGGAAGTTATAATTTAATTTATATAAGCAAAGCAAGCTCAGTAACAAATCGTAGTAATAGTGAAAGCAGAATATTAACAATAAAAGAAGTTATAGAAGAAAAACAAACACCAATACATTGTTGTTATCCTAAAGTTGACTATAAACCCTCGCTACCAAGCGATTATACATCTGGTTCTCAAAACTCAGCTATTATGAAACGTGCGAAATTTATTATTAATAGAAATAGGTAGCAAATAATATTTAAAAAAGAATTTAAAGCGTTGCAATTAATATTTAAAAAAGAATTTAAAGCGTTGCAAATAATATTTAAAATTGATAATTTTAATTCTTATTATTAACACTATTAATAATAAGAATAGTAATAAAACGATTATGAATTTTTCTAAGAATGAAATTAAAGTATATAATAATAGCGAACTAATATTATATCAACAAGTTCATTTAGAAGTATTGCTTTCTGAGTTAGCAGAAATTAAAAGTTTATTAACTTTATTTTATAAACACGAAACAGCATCCAAATTGCACAGCAAACAAAAATTATATGAAAAATATGAGACAAAATTAACAGAAAAAATTAATAATATTAAACGATTAGTGAAAAACACCAAAATTCGGCTAAATAATAACATTAATAAATGTATGGATAAGGCTAAATAAGGCTAAAATTTATACATAATACTCTATATCATTGGTTCAAGACTATCTATGTTAAAAAGTGCGCTAGTATTATTTATATTTTTTTTGGCAATTTGATATTTTTCAAATAATTGATTTTTCAATACATTTTGAGGAGTGTGTTTATGTACTATGCGAGCTATCATTTTATATAACTTGAAATCTGGATATCTCTCTGTGCCGTCATTTTTATACAATATATTTTTATTTTTATCATCATAAACCCATTCAATTATTATTTTTTTGATAGAAGATTTTAACTTCTTTACATTTTCTAAATCTTCAATAAAATAATCAAACAAACTACAACCCAATCTACATAAGTCAAAGCTATAATTGGGATCAATCCTAGGCTTATTTTCATTAAAATATGGCTCGCA